TCTGCTGCGTGAAAAGGTAGCGCGAATTGAAGCGCATAAGAAGAAATCGGCGGCGCGAAGTCATACTAGTAGAAAAGTTGAAAAGCGCCGTTCTGGTACACGGAAGGCAAAACATGTGCGAGTTTGATTATATACTCGACGATTGGCACCTATTGAAGAAGGCTGGACTGAAGTCACGTAAGCAAGTTGGAAATCTTGTACGAACCACCTATGCACCAAAACACAGTCAGACAGATGAACAATCACCTCTTTGGTGGCGCAAAGAAGCGCTACGAAACAAGTGGTTTGGATACGCGTTGGACGCGACACCTATGGATGGAAGTGCAATGTTCGGTATTTGTAGTGTTCTTGGAATAACGTATGTTACGTATATTTCAAATCTGCGACACCGTGAACGGCTGGAGATGGCTGTACGAATCTTTGGCATGAAAGTGAGATTCTGTGAATCTATGGAGGAACTTGTAAGTATTAAGGGGTTTCTAATACGATGAATCTAGCGGCGGCTGTGCGTTTTGCGCTTATGGTGTGTTTTACGCTTGCGATTTGTCTTACGGCGATTACGTCTCCGACCACCGGAAGAGTTACTTACAGGTGATGCATTTACTAAATTTTTAAAAGCATTGAAAACATCAACCGGCACTTCAGTATCAATATTTCCCACTGTATCTGATGAATAATACACATGAGATGTATTATTCTTGAAATCAATTTCAAGTGAGGCATTATCATCTCCTTCCCACATAAGTCTAACATCTGTATTGACTGCTAATCTAGGATGACGAACAGTTAATGAACCAACATCCCTTATACGTTGTGCTAAGACTATACGCACAACAAACCCTGCCTCATACATAATTGTATAATCACCAACCATTTCTTGTACTATCGGCATTTCTATATTTATACTCTATATATTAAATAGAGAACTTTAGTATAGAATGCGTGCGACTCAAAAGAGAATGACTAAAAAGCAGCGCCGCGCTAGAAAGTCAAAGCGCACCATGCGAAAGAGAGTTCAACGCGTAAGAAAATGCGCGGTGGTGTTGTTTTAGATAAATCTCCCGACGATGAAAATTATTTAACGTATATGGGAACTGTCGTAGATAAGCAGGGAAATACAATTACATACAGAGATTTTCTTAAAATGGATGAAGAATCATGGGAGACTATTTACAATAAATTAAAAGAACATGCTGAAGGAAATTTTCAAAAAGATGAAATCCTTGATAAAGGATACGGTGGTGATAATGGAAATGGTATGATTACGGTAAGTATTTCCGATCCTGAAATGAAGAAGAAAGGTTCGACCGGAAAAGTAACTGCAAAAGATTTGCCACCAATGGAGTTTGAAATTGGTGGAAATACATACACAATGAATTTTAAAGTTGACTTTGGAAACTAATCATTTACTAGAAGGCTGTCATGAAAGTAATAACAGGACTCCTAGCCCTAGGATTTTTTATAGTTCTTCTACTGCTGATACAATATATCCGCAGTGAAGAGGGTTTTGCCGATAAACCAGCGGCAGTCTATGATGCGACCACATTCTTTGCTCCTTTTTCACTGGATAAAATCTGTCCTGTCTGGACAACTGTCTATACAAATCTGCAAGGTGCTTATAAAACGGATGCATCAGGGCATCCGCAACCTGAAGATGTTGCAAAAAAAGCGACAGATGCTGCTCTTCTAAAGGATCTGCCATTGGGACCTTTTCCGTGTCCTTTTTCCTTTCCAACATCCACAGAGCCAAGTGTTGTTTTAGCCTGGTTGAAAGATCATAACCCGAATCTACTTCTACAGGCGCATCAGACACTTGTTTTCTGTAAAACACAATTGGAGTCCACGCTCTCTACGGCACGCGCCTCATTATCCAATATCCCTGCCAAAGAGGGATTTGCCTCTCAGTTTACTGAACTCTTGACAGAATGCTCTGGCGAAGAACTTCTTACAAAAGACATTCTACCACTACAATGTGTAGATCCTCGAGTTGAACTTGGTACGGAATCAACACAGATAAAAGCCCAAGATCAGGCGGCTACGGCGGATGCTACAAAGGCGAAGATTGCAATTACACAGATTCTTTATAAGATGTGGACAACCTATACGGCGGCTGTACCTGAAACGCAGCGGATTGATTTTGCCGCGACGATTGCCCACTGCAATGATATTGCTAAACAACTTGCGGACATCAAAGCAAAACTCGAATCAGGTCAAACAAGTTTTTAAGGTAGAATAGGACATGTCAAGAATCTATTCAAAGACGCCAAGTGGAGGTGACATCGCAAGCAGCGTAACAAATAAGGTAATCCTTGCTTCACAGCGCTGTGCTGTGGCTGCTGCGGTTGCAAAGGCACGATGGAATCCTCCGTGCGCGGGTTGCTTGCCACCCCAATACAACAGCACGGGTGGAAATAGTAGCTCTGCTCTACTTCAACAGCAAATTGATACTAACGCAAATATAAACTCCACGCAAGCAAATCTGATTGCGAATCAACAACTCCGAGGGACCACGGGAACAAACTATGCGCAGTATCTTCAACAAAAGACACTAATGAACTATGCTCCGGCCACAGATCCAGCTCGTCGATTCTTAGCCTATCAAGGAAACTTCATTCCTACGCCGTGCCCACCAACACCTGCAGAGCAACTTAATGCTGGACAACCTAAGCCCACAACAAATTGCCAACTTGCGCAGTTGCCCAGATATCTTCGACCATCCGCATAAAATAGTTTCCTACGGTAGAAAATGCCGACTGGTGTATATGATGCATCCCTAATCACGAACCGCAACCGCAATCGTGCCCTCTCTTCGTTTAAGAATAGTCTTGTCACTGCAAATGCGTCTGGCAATCCAGTTACTCCTCAGCAGAAGGGTGCACCTATTGCATCCGTAAATACAGAGGCAAATATGGGTTGTGCGGATGGCACATGTAGTTCGGTGGCACAGTATGCAGGCTCGAATGCGTCTGTTCTCCCTGCATACACGCAGATCATTGGCTCGACCCCTTCATAAAATCATTATTATTTATTGTAATCTGCTGCGTAGGTGCTAAATCTTCAAACTGTCCATAGCGAGATGGATGCATCGCAGTTGCGACTAATTCCTGCTTTACGCGCGCGGTTTTTAACCACGTACGCAAAGTTTTTTTCAGACAATAGCGTCGCCAGACTCGTTTAATTGAATCTGATGCAAGAGTAAACTTGAGACCACACCAATTATCACTTTCATCTATTGATCTTGCCCAGGTCTCGCGATGTATCATTTGAAACTCTTGAAGGGAAAAGGTGAGTTCATTATCGGTTAATTGAATATATGTTAGAGGGGTTTGTCGTTTTTTCAAACTAATGCTCTTTATCTTATTATGACCAATTGAGAGGACATGTAGATTATTTGGTAAAGAAGGAACCACTTCAATTTGATTATACTGTAGATGAAGTTGCTCCAAACAATTTGGAAGATTCCGAGGAAACTCTTTCAAACGATTATTCGCTAAATTCAGAATTCGTAGGCGTAGCCCCCAATCATATGGAAGTCCAGATGAAACAAGATGATTTGTATGAGCCTCAAGCACTTCAAGATGAATTCGTCGAGGAAGCTTATTAAGAAGTGTTAAATTGATAAGAAGTTCTTTAAGAGTCGCTGGTAAAGTCTGAATCTGTAATATATTTGTGTGGCGTGCAGAGAGTTTTTCAAGTGTGGGGGGAAGTCCTTCTGGAAGTGAGCGAATGCAGTTATTATCAAGTCTAAGTGTCTTCAGGGAGGTTGGCCAATGAATTCCATCAAGGCGACAGATATTATTTGAATCAAGTAAAAGTTCTTGAATTGAATCTAGAAGTACGAAAGGAATACCATCTTCTGCAAGATAATTATTTCCAAGATCGAGATATTCTAGATTTGGAGGTAGATATTCTGTAAAAAAAGCGGAGATACTATTTCCAGCGAAACTTAAGCGGGTCGCTTGACTTCGAGATAAATCCGGTTGTGTTTGAAGGTTACAGTTCTTCAATTGAAGAACACTCATACAAAAAAAGAGTGTGTCGTATTTAGACCTAAACTGTAATTCCTTGCCAGGCGCCTCCATTTACACGATACCAAACTACATACTTAACAGCATCAACAGCAACATCAAGAATATCTCCATCTGTTTCAAAAAATGCAGTACGTAAGTCTGGGCTAGGATTAAGTGAATCATTATTTACCCACTCTTGTCCATCATCATAAAACCCAAATGATGTTCTATCATAGCCCACGTAACTAGAGGTTGGAGAGGATGCCATACATACGCCAATACCATCATAATCTGGTAGACGGCAATATTTGGTATGTTGAAGACTGAACATACAGTAGGTTCCTGGAAGAATTGGAATATTTCCTGAAACTAGATTATTTGCACTATATGTTTCTGAACCAGTGGCGATATCCTTAAGAGAACCACTTGTAGATGAAATTGTTACAAGTGTTGGGTCATACCTTTCCCAATGCCAGTCGCTAAGAAATGTAAATCCAGATGGAACTGCATAGTGTGAGAAATGTTGTATAGTAAAGACTGTACTATAAGGATAACTTATACTGCCGAATACATTAATTGACGGATATAGAGTTTGTGGCAATCCTATTAAATACTTTGTTAAGTCTACACCTCCTGGTATATAGGGAAGTGGAATAGGCTGGGCAACAGGAGGGAATATAAGAGGAGAAATTTGAGATAGTTGAATCTCAGTTAGATCTCCTGATGAAGTGCCACCCATTGTTAGTTGAAGAGATGGATTATTAGCATGAAATTGGCGTAAGACAGTTCCACGTAGCATTGCTGCATGATTAGACGAGGATGTATCCGCATTTGCCCTTTTAAAATTTGTAAGGATAGGCATCTACTAACAAAAAGATAATTAAGATATTGTTTTTTTAGTAAATATAGTTTTATTTTAGTAATTTGTTATTTACTTCTTGACTACCTTGACAACCTTCTTGGTCGTCACAACCGTCTTCTTTGGGACAGCGATCGGCTCAACCTCATCACCCTCCGCATCCTCCTGAGTGACTGCAGCAAGAACACTAGAGCCCTTGGCCACAGGCGCCGCCGCAGGTACATCAAAGACATCATCATCATCAACCTGCTCCTCCTGGGCAGCAGCGACAGCCGAGGAGGGCGCAACAGCCGTTACGGTACGACGAGCCGCGGGTGCGGGTGCAGCATGACTCTCACCCTCATCCGAAAAGGCAAAGCCACGGATAGAGTCAGGCAGCTTATCTACGCGAAGCTGAATGCCCTTCCAAGAGAGACCAAACTTGCTGCCGGCAAACCAGACACTCGTGCACTGGATGAGTGCCGTGATCTGGGCACCCTTTACAAGAAGCTCCTCAAGAGAAGTCTCCTCATAGTTGTAGGCCTGCTTGTTCATGTCGTAGGCAACAATGTCAAAGACATCAGAGCCCTGCTTCTTGCGCAGATTGAGCTTGAAGCTCGGCGGATATGGCTTCGGGTTGCCATTGGCATCCTTGGAGACACGAACTAGGGGCGTATAGAATGCCTTGACGACATCCTCACTGAGCTTCGACTTGAACCAGGCCTGAGAGTTTTCAACACCCTTCTTGACCATGAACTCGTCGAGCTTCATTAGAACATCGTAGAATGCCTTGACCTTCGCATCCTTGCCATCCTCATAGCCACGGAAGGAGAGGTCGACACTGTACTTGACGGGCCCGGCCTTGTCGAATACATTCATACCATAGGGAAGATTCATTGACGCCGTCTGCATGACTAGAGGGCGACCAGTGTAGCTAAGATACGCCATCTTAGCCCCACTATCCATAAGCTTAATCGGCGAGAAAGTGATGTTGGAAGTAGAGAAATCGGTTGACTGAACGACAGTGGAAGACATTTGGAATATATATGGCTCTGCAAATCTTTACTGGAAAAGGCTGAATCAAATTTTTGGCCGCGCCCTTTCCGAATTTTTTTTTGCCATTGAACCTTTAATGAAGAGGATTCAGAGCATTACGGTTGACTCAACTGCCGCTGAAACTCATCTCTGCACGCTTGGTGGAACCTATGGTACGGATAAGAGTCCTTATAATGGCGCGGGACATCGCCATCCGTATACCGCAGTTTATAGTCTTTTCTTTTCTCGTTTCCGATTTCAGCCTGTGAAATTTGTGGAGGTGGGTATTGCAGGTGGTGCCTCAATGCTTCTATGGCGCACTTATTTTACTCATAAAGATACTCATATCTTTGGCTTCGACCGTGATAAGAATTTTCTGCAGCATACACTAAACTTTGGACTTCCTGGACTCTCTGTTGGTGAAATGGATGTCTGCAACGAAGAATCAATTCGTAATGGTCTTGAATCCACTGGAGGAGAACTAGATATTCTTCTTGATGATAGTATTCATGCAGTTGATGAACAAATTCGTCTTATCAAGGTTGGCCTCCCATTTGTAAAGCCTGGTGGGTTGATTGTGATTGAAGATATCTTTCGTGATACTCCCGAAGAAAGATATGAACAGGGACTGGCAGATGTGCTGGATCAGTTTTCAATGGCAATGTTTGTAGTGACAGAACATGAGAAGCGCTATTCTCCTGGCTGGAATAATGATAAACTCCTGTTCCTTGTTAAAAAGTGATGCCCCTGTAGAAATGAACGCAGGTGAACTCACACGTCTTAGACAAAAGGCTGCAAATCAGTATCTTGCTCGCACAAATGTCACAGATTCGTCACTTCTGACCTGGAAGAAGCAGGTTGGACCTACCTATGCCGATTCAGGTGTGCCGCCTGTCGTGGCAAATCGTGGAATTAATGCGGGTACAGGTGTTATGGAGTTTGCAAATGGCAGCTCAAGCGATCTCCCTCGTGGAAATGCGTTATTTGATTCAAATGGTACGCTTAATTTTGCAACGGGTAAGGGTGTAAATGGAGAGAGTTTGCGTACTATCTTTACTGCTGCGGGATGTGCTGTATCAACGGATCCGAATCCTGCAACCAATCCGAATGGCATAACTCTGCCGTGTTTTACCTATGAGACGCGTCAGCGTTTCCAGATTACAAGTACAAATGGTGTTGTCTTAGATAATAACACCTTCTTATCCAATATAAATCTCTGTGGACCGCCTTCAGGCTACTTTCCTAAACAACCTGCAACGTATGGACCTAATTCAAACCCGACGTACTATAAAAATATCTATGGTGGTGGTAATGTCTATCCTCGTACGGGTTTCCAGGACCAGATGAAAGATAGTTTCCCATCGAACTAATCGAGACCTAGGCTCTCTAAAACCCACGGATATGCATCCGCAGCACCCTCGCTCACCTGTACTAAGCCCATCACTACGTAAAGTGCTCCTAGCCCTCGCAGTGATTTGCTCGTACCTCGTGTAACCAGGGCGTGAATCAGATTCAGATTTTTCTTTTTCCACCATGTAAGATCCTGATGGCCACGAGTTGTATCTTCAGGAATGTACCGAAAAAGACGCGTGGAAGCAAGTGTATGACCAGGACAAATTTCATCTTTTTCTGCAGTGCTCAGACCAAGTCTCCATGACCAGAGTTGATACAGTGCCCTGTAGAAATTCCGATGGTCCCGTACAACGAGTTCATGAAACCAGGCGGTATTCAGAAGATATCCCATTGCCTCAATCTTCATGAAGACATCAAGGACCCGTTGATTCCAGACTTGTTCTGGAGTGAGTATCTCATTGTAAACATATAGTAAGGGATACTCTTTTGCCCTCAACCATTCAACTCGTTTTCTAAACATTGCCAGAGCAGTTTCTGGCAGAGGCTCGCGTGTATAAGGATTCTGTAGTGACTGCCCCTGTGATGTCAGATGCACTAGAGAACGAATATCAAATCCCCAGCCGTTTTTTTGGGAATCTGCATAGGAGAAGAAAAAGACGGGTGGTATGGATTCAATAGACTCCATAGAATAGACTTCAGTTGTATTATTTAGCATTGCTTTGAGATGTACAAAAAGTCCTTGTGTACGCCGCCGTTTATTGGATATGAGGAGCCTCCACCACCGTTGAATTTTGCCAACCAAGAGCGCATTTGAGCGCGTATATATGATTCTTTGATCATTGCGTCTACGATCAAAAAAACGTATGGGACGCTTTGAATGGCGTTGGCAAAAGTCACCTTGAGATGCATTTGCATTACATTGTGCATCTGGGTGGTTACGGCTCTTGATACTCGCACAACGGCGAAACTGAAGTCTCTCCATATCCTGCTTAGCCGGAAGTTTGGTTTTCCTGTAAGAGCCAAAAAGGCGAAATGTTCTTAATTTTGCGATTTATTGACGAAAAATAAGTACACTTCAAAAAAAAAAGAGTATTTTTTGATTTCATGGGAAAATTTAAGTAAAAAAGTGAATGCAAATGTAAAAATTTGAGCGAGACTACTCATGAAAAAATTCGTAGTGCGTAAAATGTCTTCTAATTCTTCCACCGGTACTAGTACAATGAACTCCACCCCTGCCGTTGCCAAGGTTGCGACGAAGCGTGTAGCTAAGAAGGAGACGGTTGAGGTCGCGGCGGTGCCGGCCCCCGTTGCGGTTGCGGCCCCTGCGCCGGTTGAGGCCAAGAAGGTTGTTGCCAAGAAGGCGACGAAGGCCGAGGCTGCTGCGCCGGCCCCTGTTGCGGCTGTGCCGGCTGTTGTTGCCGCGGTGCCGGCCCCTGTTGAGGGTGCGGTGGCTGAGGAGCCGGTCCAGACGGTCGGCGATGAGATCCGTGGCATGGTCGGTTCCCTGAACGGCCTGCGCGAGACGATCTCCACGCTGCATGCGCAGCTCAAGAAGCTTGAGAAGCGTGTGGCCCGTGAGATCAAGGATGCCCGCAAGCGCAAGCGCCGCACGACGCCNCAGCTTGATGAGAANGGCGCGGCGAAGCCGGCCCGCCTCAGCATCTTCGAGATCCCGACGAAGCTCAGTGATGATCTCTGCGTCTTCCTCGGCAAGCCGAAGGGCAGCGAGATGAGCCGCTCCAACGTCACGAAGGCGGTCACGACGTACATCAAGGAGAAGGGCCTCAAGAACAAGCACGACATCAAGCCTGATGCCCCGCTCAAGAAGCTGCTTGGCGTTGCGGACACGGAGGGCCTGACATACTTCAACCTCCAGCGCTACCTCAACAAGCACTACGTCAAGGTGCCGAAGGCCGAGGCTGTTGTCCCGAAGGCGTAAATCGGGTTGAGAAATAAATATAAAACGAAAAGAAAAAAAGCGTAAAAACTAAATAGGACTAGAAAATCTTAAAAAGATAAAATATTTAAAATATTTTTTCTATTTAGAATGTCTGGACAGAATAATCAGAGCTATCTACATCAAGTATTACAGGGCCTCCAAGCAACGCATGCTGCATGGCAAGGGAACTCTCCTAATGCTACACCTCATTCACCTGTAAGTGAAGCAAACTCAGAAGAAGCGGCTGAACTTCTTAGAGAAGCCGCGAATCATAGAGTAGCAACGCTTTCTGCTACTGCAGAACCCTATTATGATCCGAGATTACGAGCGAATGCTCCCCAATTTGCTGATCCGAGATTACGAGCGAATGCTCCCCGATTTGCTGATCCGAGATTACGAGCAAATGCTCCTGTTTTTGTATCTTCAAGAAATGCAAATGCAGAAATAGCTGCAGCGGCGGCAGCTGCTGGTAGAAATATGAATGCAAATAACTTTACTAGTTTATCACGCAATATTAATGCAACAAGAGAAAAAGGTGGAAGACGCAGACGTGTTAGAAAGTCTCGCAAGCGTTCACAGAAAAAGCGGGTTCATAAGAGCCGGCGCTATCGCAAGTAAAGTGCGTTCAAATAGAGTTTTTTTGATATCCGAGAAGAGTGGAGGCAACTCTCTCTGGTCGATTAGCTTGTTTGCTAAGAGACCCTCTGGTCGATTAGCTTGTTTGCTAAGAGACCCTCTGGTCGATTAGCTTGTTTGCTAAGAGACCCTCTGGTCGATTAGCTTGTTTGCTAAGAGACCCTCTGGTCGATTAGCTCAGTTGGTAGTAGCGCACGGCTGTTAACCGTGAAGTCGTGGGTTCGACCCCCACATTGACCGTTAATCTCTTTTTTTGATTTGTTTTCCAAAGCAAAAAGAGAGATGTGGGGTGTAGTTCTTGGTGTTCTTCTTGGAATTGTAGTTACTTTACTTGTAATCAATCTACTGCGTACTCGAGTGCAGCCGCAGACTATTTTTGAAGAGATTCCAGTTGAAGCGCCGTATTATTTTGTTCCATTAGCCTTTGGAGCCTATGGTGGCTACGGTTCAGGTGGATATAGTGGTGGTATTGGACATCATGGTGGTCATGGCGGTGGAGGTGGTCATGGCGGTGGAGGTGGTCATGGTGGTGGTCATGGTGGAGGTGGTCATGGACACTAAAGATACGGAATTATCCATTTATTAAGCCGCTTCATTTCAAGAATCTTTGCGTTTCCTACACGATGATTATAATGTAATAAAAGTGCACCTGGTAATTCTTGTACTGTATCAATATACGCTCCATTTGGGTAAAGGCCTCGCGGTAAGGTGACATACGGAATCTTTTTTGCCTGTAGTTGTTTATTCACCCATACCTGATCATCACGAACCTCTCCCCATGCCTGAGAATTTGAAGTATCAAAGACTCCTTGGTCATGTCCGTGAGCCCACGCAATGAATCCTGTACAGACATTTGTACATCCCGTCGAAGTACAAGGACCCCGTTCTCTCTGGTCGCACTGAAATAGAATCACTTCAGGTGCCGAAGTAAGACGCATTGTAAGTTCCGGAAGAAAATCATTAAAAAGGGTTATGTCTCCATCCATGTAGACACAACGCTTTATCTTCGGGTTCTGGGCAAATTCATGGGCAATCAGCAATTTAATCTGATTATAGCGTTGAAACTGTGGACTACCCCAGCGGCTAATTCCAATCTCCTGTGTCCTCGGTGCATTCGTAAAAAGTATTACAGGTAGACTTTCATTGCGAAAAAAAGTGTAACTTTCACGATCTGCAGCCACTACAAGAAGTCGCCAGGGGCACTTAGCCTGTTGAATTGTTCGAATTAGATTCAATGTTAAATACTTATATCCATTTGTTGTCATTGTCCAGAGCAGTGTCTCATTATAGAGATACGGTTCAGGATTCATTTCAATGACTTCAATGGTCGCGTTTAGACCTTTTCAAGTAGAGCTGCACTAAGTCGAGAAGACGTTACATGAGAAGTACCCGTGCTAATCGCTACACGAAGTCCAAGACGTTCGTAAGCGTGCTCGCGGCCAAGTGTGTATCTCCATGCAAAATCTTCAGGCTTTGACACACCATAGAATGCCCGTAAAACTCGGTGTTGCGCACTCATCCATCGCAGCTGTTTTTTCATGAGCTTGACGGCCAGCTCGAGATCACCCTTTGAAGCAAGTGCAACGAGCACCCATTCGGCCCACGACTCTGTTTCTGCCTCCATGTGTGGGAGCGATGCGAGTCGGTCACTGCAGGACGCATGAAAGAGTTCATGAAGTAAGACACGAGTGCATTCCTCCTCTCTGTAGATAATAATACTGTTCTGTTTACAAGGAATTGTGTATCCACCATTTACATGCTCTGGACCAACAGGTTGTCCTGGTGCAGGCAGAATTCGAGGTTCTTGTGCAGCAAAAAGCCCTACACGCCAGCCTGTACCAGTCTGTCTATGCCAGCCTGTACCAGTCTGTCTATGCCAGCCTGTAGCACCTTGACCATATAATTGAAAGATATAGCCCCAAGTCCTCCAGACATCAGGACACGGTTTAGTGGCTTCATGAAGAATAATTACTTTGGCTGATCCGCATGTTTTACAGACAAGGCGCACTGTGCCGGCCTTATATCCTTGCCACATCTTGCTACGTAGATGAAGCGGATCAAACGGGCTTTCGTCTTCCGCCTCGCGCTTTAGCCACTCCAGGTCGTCCTGCTGCGGCGGTTCCTGTATCCACTGCAGGGGCGGCTCCTTGAGTTGCAGTCGTACTGTGTCCACTAGTTCCCGCAGGAGCGGTGGCACTCTGAGGCCTTGCATCCTCCTCTGATAAGGCTCCAGAAAGTGCTTCGCGCATACGAATAAATGTACTCTCCCAGGCCATCGGAATACGATAACTAGGAATAGTTTGACCCGCTGCGGAGCCCTCCTGCTTCGCTAGAATTCTGAGTGCGTCGAGGCGATGGGACTCTGATAAAGGAAGTCGCAGACAGGAGATCATCAGATGATGAAGACATTCGATCCATCGGATATTCCGAATCAGACATTCATAGATAAAGGTACGAATACCGGCAACTTCATCCAAGGTCGGCTTTGTAGGACGAGCAAGTCGCCGCACTGCCTGATCAAAGAGTGTCTGCGGGTCAAAGAGCGCAGAAGGATTACCTCCTGCCACTAGAATCCGCTCTTTAATTTTTTCATAGGCGCGGTCGGGTCCACCCACAGCAATCTCCCTAAAATGATGCGCAATGCGAATCGGAAGTGGATGCTCTGAGGTACACCAAATACTTATATCGGAACCGTCCTGCTCTAGAAGACTCTGTAGAATGACACATGATTCTGTGCTCAGTAGATGAGCATGATAGAATACAAGAATACGCTTCTCGGCCTGCTCTCTTCCAGAAAGTACATGGGAGCCCTTTCCAAGACGCTCAAGAATAGGCTTGAGGATATGACGGTCCTGTAGACTCATTCGGGAGACATCAAACCCAAAATGTATCATCGATGTTTCAAAGGGAATCTGGTCCTTGGATGCAATTGTCGTGACTTCATCGTCTTCACCTCCGTCATCCTCCTTCGGTTTCTCGAGGCTCCAGAGTTTTGTAATGATCTTTAGGACGACCCCACGAGCCGCCGCGCGTTTGTAGAGTTCTTGATGAATGGCGTGGCGTTTTCCTGAACCTGGCGGACCTCGCCAACTGAGATGCATCTTCCTGGGTCTAAACTTGGTAAACCTTTACACCCAGAATGGAGTGGTGCGTGCCCTTACAAAAACTCGAACTCGGAAAAATACATCATGGCGGTCTTGTGACACGCGTGAATCGCGAAAAGAAACCGATGGTGCCACTTTCGTATATTGATGGCCAAGTGACAATGCCGGTACTGACAATTCTTTTACCACACCTCTTAATCGATTCCTATAATCCTGCAAATGGTCGTCTTGAACTCGCAATGACCACCAACTGGATCTCAAGCAAACTCACTGCAGTTCAAACAAGTCTTCTTGAAGTTATTTGCGCCAGCCAAGTGGCTTGGTTCGGAGCAAATAAGTTTACACGTGAGGAGGTGTATCGCCTCTTTCAACCGATGGTTGAAGGAAATAAGTTACATTTGTATTGTCCGTCAACTCTTCAAGAGAAGCGAAAGGGAATGCACGGGATTCGTATCTGGAAGGATGATGCCTGGACAGAAGATGTACAACCGGGACTTATTACACGCGGCCAAATTGTGCGTGTCACACTGCAGATTCAGGGGATCAGTCTTCAAATGGGAGTCAACGACACTTTCTGGACAGGTCGGGCGCGTCTCCAACATCGCATTCTAGGAATTCTCATACAGGCTCCTCGGACACCTGAATGCCTTATTCAATCTTCTGAAGAACTGACGCACTGACTGAAATCAGCGAAATCTCCATGTTCACGAAAAGCATGAAAAGGGCGAACGGTACGAAGATATCGGGGTCCGTACGGATATACATATAACTGAAAATACCGAGCATGAGAACCAGAGCAAATGTCACTCCAAAGATGATTCCCATATTCTTTTGAATGTCATTCAGGTTGTCCTTGCTGCCGGCAAATTGGCCGACCGCATAGATTACGTATCCTAGGCCTGTAAGAATAATGGCCAAGAGTATCATTTGAAAGATTTGTGTAGGCGTCATGGTCCCGTTCCTACTGATGTAGGTGAAAAGGATACTTTAGGGCGCGCAGCGGCAGTGGCGGCTGCCACCGATGAAGTAATTGCGAGTGCCGGCGCAATCAGAGAGCCAACAGTTGTCTGTGCACTCGAAAGTGTAAAAATAACAAACATTGCAAAAACAAGTACAAGAATTAAGAGAGGAGTGAAAATATACGACCAAAAGCGGACCATTGAGTACGCCATCCTGTGGAGTATGACGATTTGAATCTGACACTTCAATAGGATGGTCGGGGTCAGAAAAACCAGGCGACTCAAAAAAACGGGTTCAGAGAACTATAGACCGGGACCCTGTCAATGTCGTCCGCGTGTCGGAAAAAAGCGTCCGGCATATGGATGTCTGCCTGCGTCTGAATTACAGAAAATTGCCTCGAAGGTCTTAGGTTCTGCGACAGTTGTAAGAAGTCAAGTTGGAGGCGTGGCTGCTGTCACCCTTCGGAAACAACTTGAACAAGAGGTCGGTGTGCAGCCAATCCAGGAATACTCCTTTGTCCAGGCCCTAGCCATCGATGAGTCTGAGAAGCAGCGCCTTGTGAAGGACTATTTACGCCCTCCTCAACCTGAAGCGTGGCGTGCGGATCCTGATAAGTGGCTTGACAGTACTAACATTGAGAACGTCATGAAGCAGTATGAAGAAGATGTGGCCGATTTTAAGTTCCTCGGTCCTTATCCAATTGATTTTGCAGCACCCGACCCATACAATAAGACCAAGACAAAGTGTCTCATAAGTGAAATGTGTAGTCTTGATATGGCCGGATTAAAAGCCGCTGGAAAGTCAAAGATTGGTATAATTTACAATCTTGATCCTCACAACAAAGGCGGCAGCCACTGGGTGGGCAACTATGTTGATTTGAAGAAGAAGGTGTGCTACTATTTTGACTCATACGGCATGGAGGTTCCAGGCCAAATTGAAAAATTCATGCAGTGGCTGACACTACAGGATCCTGCAATGAAACTCGCCTACAATGCCCGTCGTTTCCAGATGAAGGATTCTGAATGTGGAATGTATAGTATGTATTTTATTATTCGGATGTTGATGGGAGAAGAGTTCCGTCCTTTCTGCCGTCGGGCACCTCGTGATGGCGAAATGTTGATGCTTCGGTCATGGCTTTTTAGTACATAATATCCTTTGGACTAAAGCGTTCAAGGTGCCGTACGATAAATCGTATAACGATTTAGATGTCAAAGGATACGAGAGAAAAGTTTTTCAGCGAACCCAATGAACAAATGTTGGACAGATTACTGTACGACCACGTTCAACGTCGCAGTGGAATCAACCTTGATGACCGCCAGAAGCAGAGGCTCGTGAAGACTGTGAAGCATTATATGGGTGAAGTCTATCGTATCAATTCAACTCAGAACATACAGTATCTTAACAAGGAGACACTGGCCGCTGTACTTCCCGACTATACGGCTTATCTCGATAGGGGCCGCGAAGTGGAGACGAGTGAAAAGACAGAAGTTGAAATTGTGACTAGCTCAGATCCTCTTCGCCAAGATGTTGGAACACGCTTTGCTCTCATGCAGGACTCACGCAATACTGCAAAAGCCGCCCCTCCTGCTCCGCCCGATTTTCGGATTCCTCTCGAAGAAGATAATACCTCTTCTGCGGCCAGCCTCTTTGAGCAGGCTAAGAAGCAGCGTGAGGCGGAGGCTGCTCGCACGGCACTTGCTGTTCAGGAGCAGATTCGCCCTCGTGAGGCCGGTGCAATCGCTAAGCCGAGAACACTCGAGAATGAGATTACAACAATGACAGTGCCTCCGGATATGCGCGCCCTCTTTGGTATGCAGTCACAGGGTCGTACACCGTATGAGCCGCAGGGGCTGGCACAGGCAAATCCGACAATTGCAGTCCCGACCGTGCGGGCAGAGAGACCTGTGCTTCCCCAGGACTTTCTCCAAAAGGAGGAGGATGTGCTCAACTATAAGGAGAATGAGTACAATCTCTTCTGCTACAGTGCTGACCGCGACTGGACAGTCAACACAGGTGAAAGTCGCTACAATTTCAGTGTACTTTTCAATCCTGGAAATGTGACAACAAATAACGGTGTCCGTGCAAATACGTCAACACAGGTCAAGTTCCGCAACATTGTGCGTATTGAACTTGTAAAGGCGCTTGTACCTGTTGAAGGAATTGATGTACTGATTGATAAGGGGTATGCCAGCTCAACGGCCTTCAACCAGACCATTGTAAACACAAATGTGCTCTCCTTTCCGTATCTGATGGTGCGTGTGCCTGAACTCGATACGAACAGCATCGGCACAAATCAGAATATTGATAGTGCGTTTGGACTTATCCAGTATGATGCAAACTGGATTACGGACAACACAAATGTAGTTCAGCGTGGAGGATTCCTCGGTATGATCCCCAAGTTCCTGAAGTGCCAGAAGACCTATTATCCTACACCGCTTGCTACGCTTCAGAAACTCTCCATTCAACTTCAACGTCCTGATGGTTCGCTCGTGAGTCCGCTTCTCGATACGCTTGATATTTCTGGCTTTGTACTCTCAAATAGTATAGCGACTACAACGGCTCCTACAGTCTATCCTATTCCGAATACTGGAACAGTCTATGCAAAGAATGGAGCGACTGCTGGACTCAGTCAGTTTATCTGGATTCAAACGAGCACTTGGTTCAATACCTTTATGTTCAATCAGGGCGACCGTATTCAACTAAAAAACATAGCCTTCACATCTACATTTACAGGAAATGCAGGTGCAGCACAGGATTTTATAAGCTATTTAACGGGCCCTGCTGGACTTCTTGTAGT